GGTTTGGCCCTTACTTATTCGATTGTTGTATGCTCAACTTATCGAGTGCGGCTTGTGCTTTGTCTTTGCCCGCTCGGTGAATATCTAGCCCGGCCTGGTGCCGTTGAATGAGGGATTGGAGGTACTGCCGCTGTTTACTTGTGTCCACGAATCGCTTATAGCACCCACGTCCACCCACGAATCATACCCCACAGGTTGCGGGTTATACGTATCAGCCAGCTTCCGCGCTTCATCCAAGCTCATACGCCGAGGCGTGCCAAGTCTAGTCCCCGGCGGCACGTCGTACACCATGCACGCATTCTAACCGCAAACCTCGCACGCCTACCGTATGATGTATTCAAGCACAAGGGGTTGTACCGGCGTCGGGTGTTTTGCCGAGTAACCGCGCCGTGTCGCCCACGTCAATGTCCTCGCGCGTCGTCCACCGGTGCCTACAGTTCCGACACTCGCGGCGGCGGCGGATGAACTGCTCCTGTCCCGTGTCCACGTACCGCGAGTTCGTCACCCGGCTTTTAATGTGCCCACATTCCAGGCATTGCATCCGTCCCGTCCTCCGTCCTCCCTAAAGCACTAACAGTCCCCGCTCCTCATACACGCTATCCGCCTGCCCGCCGTCCAGCACCGCGCGGCTCAGCGCGATGATCAGCGCCACCATACAGTCAATTTTTTCGCTTGCTTTTTCCTTATCCGGTTTCAGGTTGCCCGCCGGGTCAACCTTCACCACCAGGTTATCCGCGCACCATCGCAGCACCGGATGCGCCCCGTGCCGCAACCGCCCTTGAAGCACCAACTCCATCAGCGCCTTCGTCGGCCCGCTCATGCTCAGGTACCCTTGCCGCACCTGCACCATCGGCAACCCGTCGTCCTCTTGCAATCTCTGTACCAAGCCTATCGCGTTGTACGGGTCAAATCCGATCTCCTTCACCGGGTATATCTCCGCCAGCTCCAGTATCTTGCCGCGGATGTACCCGTGGTCAATCACGTTGCCGGGCGTCATCTCCATGTGCCCCTCGCTGTGCCACGCCACATACGGCACGCCGTCCCGGTTGCTGCGCTCCACCCCGCGCTCCTCCGGGCACCACGCCCACGTCAGCACGTCGTATATCCCGCCCTCCTCCTCGGGTGGGAATACCAAGCTATACGCGCTCAAGTCCGTGGTGGTACTCAAGTCCAACCCGCCATAGCACGCCCGGCCTTTCAGCGCCTCGGCATCCACCGGCCCGCCGCACTCGTCCCAGTGGTGCATGTCCATCCACCGCGTCTGCTGTTGTGTCCACTGGTTCAGATGCAACCGCCGGAAGGTGTTCTGGTATACCGGCGAGTCCTTCGCTATCTCGTATTGCTCACGAAGGTAGTCCATCTTGACGCTTACGCCCAGGTTAGGGTTCGCTTTCTTCCACGTTGCCACCTCGTCCCACGGCTCGTCCTCCGCCGCCGCGGCAATATACGCGAAGAAATACGGGTCGTCGCTCACGTCTTCCAGCACCTTCCGCGCCCGCTCGTGCAACTCCCAGCACAGGCTATTTCGGTCATAGCCCGCCGTCGTCAAGCCAATGGCCATCGGTTGCCGGCGCGCGCCCATGCCCGTCTTGAGCACGTCCCACAGCTCCCGGCTAGGCCACGCGTGTACCTCATCGCCCACGAAGGCGTGCGGGTTGTACCCGTGTTTCGTGTGCGCGTCCGCGCTCAGCACGATCCACCGCGCGCTCATTTCTTCAAACACAATGCTGCGCCGGTATATCGTACACATGCTATTCAAGTCCGCGTTCTGCTCCACCATCGCCTTGCCTATCTCGTGGCATATCGCCGCCTGGTTGGTGTCCGCCGCGGCGCTGTACACCTCCGCGCCCGGCTCCCCGTCCGCCAGCGTCAGCACCAAAGCCAGCCCGGCGCCCAGGCTCGTCTTGCCATTCTTCCGCGGTATCTCAATGAAAGCCTCACGAAACCGCCGCGTGCCGTCCGGGCGTTTCCACCCAAACACCGCGCCCACGATCTCCTTCTCCCACGGCTCCAACAGCAGCGGCTTACCCGCCCACTCCCCCTTGCAATGGGTAAACAACTCCTCGAATATAGCCACCACCCGCTTCGCCTCGGCCAAGTCGTACCAGCACCCCTCTGCCACGGCCCGCCTGTCCGCCGCCGTGCGCACGTACTTCTTGGCCACGCGCTTACCCATCCGTCCCGTCCTCCCCAGCCACCCGCAGGCCCAACTCGTCAAACAGATCGTCCACCACGTCGCCAGCCGGCACCTGCGGCTCTATCCGCAGCGCCTGCCGTAACGAGTCCAGCCCAGGCAAGCTGCCAAGCATCAGCCGCATCCCACACGCCTGGCACGCTTTCAGCAACCGCCCGTCCGCGTCACGCACGTCCACCGGCATCCCACACAACTCGCGCCCACAGAAGTCGCAATGATCAACCATTCTTTTTCAGCCCCAGTAATACCTGCACCCGGCCAGTGCCGTCATCATCTATCGCCCCACGTATCCCGCTGCGCGCGCTCGGTGTCAACCCAAACTCGTGCGCGTACCGCCGCATAGTCTCGTCCGCGTGCCGCTGTAGTTTCACTAACGGTGAAATGGCTATCACCCCGTCCTTGCGCTTATGCAGCAGCCCCCGCTTGCGTATCTCCTTCGTGGCCCATACCCACTGGCTCACGGCTTCGCAGTAGCTCCGAAACGCGATCACGTCCACACCTTTCAGCAATCCCAACCGTGACAATTCCCCGCTCATCTCCCGCCATGTCAGCGCGCCCACCTCATCCAACTCCTCCGGTATAACCAGGTTGGCATCGCGCGGCATCGGCTCATGCTCATTCAGCGCGCGCTTGCCGGGGTTGCCTTTCAGCACCTTCAACGCCGTAGGTTCCGGGCGCGGCCCGCGCGTATTGCGCGGCGGCGGCTTGTTAGGATCCTTCGGTTTTGGCCCGCGCTTAGGCATCGGCGGTGTCCTTAGAATGGAGCGCCGGGGTCGGACTTGCACCGCCCTCTCCCGCCTGGTCGGCGGGCGCATCGCTGTCTATGCTTCCGGCGCGCTTTGGATACGGTTTACGGAGCGGCTCAATCTGCGCTCGCATTGCAGTGTCGAGCGGATAGAGGTACTTATACTTCGGCGCGGTTACTACCTTTGATATTGCCCCAGAGGCTAAACCCTTCTTCAGCCGCTCCGTGTATTGTCTTTGGATACCGTCTTTGGGCTTTCCGCAAAAGCCCTTCGGCCCTTGTAGGTTTCGGTTATGTGTGAGGCTACCGTCGGCTAGTCTATAATAAAGCCCCGGCGTAGACTTCCCGCAATACACCCAATTTCCGCCCTGGTATATTCCGCCAATATGCCCGTGCTCAGGGTCAGCAAATGAAACAATAACCCGTAGTCCAGGCGATAACCGGCGCAACATTCTCACAGCAATAGCTACTATCTTTGAAACCTCCCAAACATGGCCTCGGAGCGCTACTCTCACTAATTCGCACATATTGAACCGCCCAACGCCTAGCGCCTTATGAATTTGTGGGCTTGCCCCTGTAGAGAAAAGAACCGCGCCTATGTAGCCCCCGTCCTCCCATACGCCAATCTTGACAAGCTTTCCAATAGGCATACACCCCGAATAATGCCAATGCTCTACGGCGTACCTCGCTGCCGCGTGGCTACACCAATCTAATTTCAATTCAGGTCGTGAACTCATGGCCGCACTCCGGGCATACTGTCGGCTTCTTCTCGTCAAGTTTCCCTTGTTCATCCTCGCCTACTGGCCCGAAGTCGGGCACGCGCCCGAGCGCTTCGCCTAGCTCATCCTCAAACCACCACGCGCCCAAGTCCACACCCTCGGCCATGTCCGCCTCAAGCACTGCCGCGTCCCAGTCAAGCCCCACCTCGCCGGCCCGGTTATCCGCATACGCCAGCGCGCGAGCGCCCGGATCTACCCCCAGATCCAGGTCCGTCCGCTGCACCACAACCAGCTCGTCGCCCTCAGTTTGTACCACCCGCACCTTCTCAAGCCCGGCGTCCGCCGCCGTCTCCACCGTCTTATTGCCCGCTATCAGGCTCCCGTGCTTATCTACCAGCACGCTACGCCCGGCGCCGTACCTCCGCATACTCTCACCGAGCATACCCACCCCGCGCTCCGTGCCCTTGTTGGCGTTGCGCGCGTCAGGTATCAAGTCGTCTAGGCTATCAATTTGCTTGGACATATATACTCCCGTAGCACACTTTGAGTTTCCATTTTCGCCCATTTCCTAGAAAAACACCCATATTCCTTAGTAAAAACGGCATTACTTGCGTAAAAATACGTAACAT